TTAATTTTCTTTTTTTGAGCTCAAATATCTAAAGTATTTAACCTTATCAGCAATGATAGGGTTATTTGGTTTTTCTCTCATTTCTTGTTCCCATACAATAACTAAATTCTCTGGAGATGTTATTAATCTAAATTTATAATCTTCCTTCATTGCTTTTATAAGGTAACCTACTTTATTTTCTATATTTTTAGAGTCCGTTGTTATAATTAATTTTTCTGATAAATAATACATATCTTTATTAGTTTTTAAAAATTCATTTGTAATAGTATTTATATCTTTTTCATTTAAATAAGGCATATATAACCTAACTTTACCAGCAACATCTTCTATATTTATCTTTTGTTGTTGCTCTAATTCTGTCTTTAGTTCTGTCTTTATCTCTAAATCTATCTCTTGCTCTATCTCTGTCTCTATCTCTGTCTCTGGTGTAGTTTTGTCTGGACATTGTCCGGACATTTGTCCCAATCTTAGTTTTTCATCTTCAATTCTTTTCCTATAATTTCTTTTTCTGTCAGCTTCAGTCGTTGATTTTCCAATAAAATCTTGAATATCTAACATATATATTGCTCCATTATCAAGTATTTCTATTAATCCTAATTCCAGGAAAATTTTTAATGCTTTCTCAATAACACCCACCGGAAATCTGGTAATATTTGCTAACATCGTGGAATTATATGGAATCCTATCATTGAATAATAACTTCCCTTCATTTTTTAAACTTCTAAGATAAAGTTTTAAAAGTATATTAGAATACATATATCCATCTGGCATACTTTCAAGCATTATCATTTCATCTCTATCATAAAAATTATCTACTAACCTTAGATAATAATATTTTTTGTTGTCAGCCAATTTATATCACCTCTACTTTTTAACTTTAGCTTCTAATCTTTTACACACTCCGTCATATTGTGATTTTTTTAGTTCTTTTGGTTCTACTCCAAATTCTTTTAAAACTTGAGACTTTATCTTCTCACTTGATATTCCGACATTATTGCCTAATGTATAAAGTCTCTTAAGCTGTTTTTCAGTTATTCTATAATCGTTACTTTGTTTCTGTGGTCCTTTAGACTCAAATACGACTGTTCCAAAACCATCACTTGACTGTTTAATTGATGCTTGTTGCAATTGTGCATTTGCTACCTCTTCCTTACTTGCCACGCTCTTTTTAATTTCAAATCCTAATATTGCTAATGCTCTTCCAACGGCACTTGTTTCACAGTTTTCTAAAGCTGATGTTTTATTTATAAATGAAGATCCTTCTTTTTCGTAAGCATATCCAGTAGAAGCCGGAACTTCTGAATTATCTCTGTAAGCTGTTGCTTTCATAACTATTACTTCATTTTCCCATTTAACTATTTCTGTTAGTATTCTACCTTCTGGATACTTTTCATAAAATTTCATAATCCTAACATTTACTTCTACATAATCCTTTAAACCTGACTCTTTTCCCACTTTTCGTTTCCCCTTTCTTGCTTTATGAAGTCCTTAAAAGCTTGTACATATGCTTTATCATATTCTGATAAAGGACTGTTTTCTTTTGAGTACTGTTTTATATACTCTTCCAGTTCTTCTATCGGTTTATGACTTTCTAAGCAATGACCACAACCATCTAAATATCCCCATTTACTATCACAGTTGCAATCATAAGGGCTTAATAACATAGCATACATTAATCTATTTTCAAAGGTCGGTTCTTCAGAGAAAAAACAATCCCATATTTTCATTTACTCTCCCTCTTTATCTATGGTATAATTAATTTAATATCAATTTCCATTGGTCCTATTTTATAGGGCCTTTTTTATATTCCCATGTAAGCATCTGCTCTATTTTCTCTTTCATCTTCATCTGCTTCATCTAGTTGTTTAATTTCTTCTTGCATCATTGCATCAATTTCTTGCAATATTTCTTTTAGGTCCTTGATTTCGTATGCTGTTCTTATTTTGCATGCCCTCCAGTATTCATAATTACAAGCAACTTGTAAATCATTTGTACTATATCTATCTTTGTATAGTTTTATTTGGCTATCACATAACTCCATGAAACTCTCACATGCTGTAATCTTATTTTGTATGCTTTCTCTAACTTCATCTAATATCCAGTTCATATTAATCCCCCTTTAATATTTACATCTATTTGGACCTCAGTTAAAACTTGCATTACTTATTTTCTAATTCTTCCAATAATTTTTCTAATATCTTTCTTTGTCCTTTTCCAGTTACGCGAGTTGTATGGAATGTAAATACTCCTTTAGAACTTTCTCTAGTCCCTTCTCTTACTTCTAAGTATCCATGTATTATCGCTTCTTGCTTAGCTTCTGTACTATTCTTGAATATCCAGTCCCAATCTCTAAGCTTTTGGTACAATTTCTTTTCTCCTATAACTATGCCATGATGATTACTTAGTATCTTAGCTACTTCCCTAACCAATAAGGAATTTTTACTAGCAGATATTTGGTTCAGCATCTTACTATTTTTCTCTAGCTTGTCCTCTAGTTGTTTAGATTTCTCTTGTTCTTCTTTTAACTTAGTTGCTAACTGTATAAGAAAATCTGGACTAGTTAATGCTTTTTCTATTGTATCCTCTGTCATATAAGCTCCATGTTTTCTTATAGAAGGTAAAACCTCATCGAATATCCATCTTTCAAACTTTTCTGCATTTGGTAATTTACTGCCTATTATTAATCTGTATATGTCACCTTCTGGTATTATATTTGTCATTCTCATTTGTCCTCTTGAATTTTCAACCTCGTGTTTTACGATGTTCATACACTTTGTGTTTACTGCATCAGTTGGATTTTTATATCCTAATGCTTTTGCCACGTCATTTGCTACTGCATATGTTTTCCCTTTTATTTCTAATACTCTTATTTCTCCAAATTCATTATTGCTAAATGTTTTATAACTTAAATATAAATCTGACATATACTATTCCCCCTTATTTATTTTTCTTAATACCATATCTTGAAATTTAAAATATTCTTCCCAATCATTTTCTGCCTCACCTGTTCTTATAAGATTACAATAAATCTTAAGTATCCAAGTTACTGACATTTATTACTCCCCTCCTTTTAATCCATTTGGTCTAGCCAATCTAAAAAAGGTTCAGTTGGAATTCTATAAACTCCACCTATTTTTATTACTTTGAACATATCTCCAGTAGTTAAAGCTTGTCTTACTAAGTTGTAAGCTGTTTTTTGAGATATTTGTAGTATTTCTTGTACGTCATTGACTGTTAAAACTTTCTTCATATTCCATCATCCCCCTAATGATTTTATTTTTCTACTATGTTAAAATTTCACTAAACAATTCGTGTGATTGAATCGTTAAAAAAAATTTTATTGATATCTGAATCTGGAAAAGCTGCTTTAAATTTAGTTAAAAAATTATAGCTTGGATTTCTTAAACCTAATTCTATTTTAGAGTACAGGCTAAGTGTTACTCCTATTAATGCTGCCATATCTTTTTGTGATAAATTTTTGAGATTTCTAAAATCAACTAAACTATTCATTATATTCACCTCTCTTATTATTTATTACACTTTTTGTGTTCCTTATATTTACATAGTACATCACACTTTCTGTGTTGTCAATAGTATTATTACACTTTTTGTGTTTTTTATTCTAAAAAAACACATCATGTGTTAAAATATTATTGGGAGGAATAAATAAAATGGATAAAGTTTTTGGAAGAAGATTGAAAGAATTAAGAGAAGAAAAAGATATGAAACAATCTGATTTAGCTAAAATATTAGAATGCTCAAGTAGCGCAATTGGTATGTATGAACAAGGTCGAAGATATGTAGACTTAGATGGTTTAAAAAAAATCGCGGAATATTTTGATGTTTCTGCAGATTATCTTATTGGAAGGACTGACATAAAAAAATTTGAAGATTTTCCTCCAGAAGTTAAGAGAGTTGCAAATTTATTTTCATCTATTGAAAAATCTAAAGCTGATAGTTTAGAAAAATTGATAAGAGAATTATTAAAGAAGTAAAAAGAACCTTTAATTCGGTTCTCTGATTACTTCTTTAATTTTTTTTTCAATCATTTCAAAATCTTCTTTTGATTTATTAAATAATTCATTTAGCAATATTGCTATTTCCATTTTCTCATTTTCATTCAATTTAATTTCCCCCTTATATATACTTATATAATAGCGAATGCACGTTCTATTATCAACAAGCTTTTATATATTTATTTATAAAAATTGTAACATAAAAAATATCGCTATCAGCGATATTTACGACTTAAACTGACATAATAATAAAAACTGTGGATTAATCAAATATATTTTGAAAGGTGAAATAATTTTGATTAAAACAGCAAGAAAAAAACATAAATTAACACAGAAGGAACTCGCAGAACGTTGTAATTTGTCGCAAAGTTTTTTGAGTGAATTAGAAAATAAGCATAATAAAAAGAATGTAACTATCAAGCAAATAGTAAAATTAGCAAATATATTAAAAATAAATCATCATGAATTGGCATGTTGGTTTATAGACAAGGAATTAGGGGTGTTTGAAGTTGGATAATATCAAGAGTACTTTTATAAGAAAAAGAAATAATAACTACAATGTTATAGTTGAATACTATGACGAAGCTGGCAAAATAAAACAAAAAAGTATTGCTAAATACGGATTAAAGAAAAAAGCAGAAAGGCATCTAATAGAACTAAAAGCAGAAATACAAAATGAGAAATATATGTTTAGTAATGATATAACTGTTACTGATAGATGCTACAGATATATTAATGAAAATAAACGTGATTGGTCGCCTTATACAGTAAAAAATAGATTAAGTTGGGTAAAATTAAATGTAGCTCCATTTTTCAAAGATACTAAAATGGAAAACTTAACAATTCACCAAATTCAAAGATATTTAAATTATCTTTATGAAAATTTTACTGTTGAAAGTGCTAAAACAAGATTTGGCTTTTTTAGGTCAGTAGTAAAAGAATGCTATAGAATGAAAGAAATAAAAGAAAATTTATGTGACTTTGTGAAAAGCCCTAAAAAAGAAGCTTCAAGTATAGCTGATGTTTATACAAGGGAAGAAATTTTACAACTCTTTAAATTGTTAGAAGATAAGCATTTTGAACTTCCGATTTTACTTATAGTACTTTTAGGACTTAGAAAAGGTGAAGCATACGGACTTACATGGGATGATATTGATTTTGATAACAACACAGTTAAAATAGAACAAATTTCTATTTATCTAGACGGAAGTTTAATTTTTAAATCTCCTAAAACAACTGATAGTAAAAGATTATTATCTGCTCCGATTGAGCTCATGGATAAGCTAAAAAAGGAAAAGCTAAAACAAAATGAATTAAAACTTCAAGGTGTTTTAGAAAATAAATATAATTTGGTTTGCTTAAATAAAGAATTAAAACCATATAAAAATGATGATTTAAATAGATACTATCGAAAGTTTTGCAAAGAAAATAATTTTAGACAGTTAAGAATACATGATTTAAGACATACTAATGCAACATTATTATTATTATCTGGTACAGATATGAAAACTGTATCTGGAAGGTTAGGACATACAGATATCAAAATAACAATGAATAAATATAGTCATGTATTAGAAGAAATGGATAGAAAGGCAAGTGAAAATCTTAGCAATATATTATTTAACCAAAAGTCAACAGGTAATTAATGTAATCCTTATTTTGTGGCAGTCAATTTGTCAGTTTTATAAAAATGTCAGCTAAAAATCAAGTCAAATGTATAGCAAATAATATCAATATATATTAAGAAGAGTAAGCAGTATACACATTTATATAAATATATATTACTGCTTACTTATACTTAATTACTCATATACTGAGTACTTCTATATGTATAAAAGTGTGTATTTTTAAAGTGTACGCTTGGTTGATTCATAACTTTTGTCAGTTTTAAGTCAGTAAGCATAAAAAACTAATGATTAATCCACAGTTTTTAAGAAGTTATCCACAACTTATTTTATGATATAATTAAAATAAAAAATGGGGGTATACTTTATGATAAGTTATGATCCATTATGGAAACTACTAATAGATAAAAAAATTACCAAAACAGAATTGAGGGAAAAAGTAGGCTTTAGTACAAATACTTTGTCAAAACTTTCTAAGAATGAATCTGTTACATTAAGTATATTAGAAAAGATTTGTTTATGTCTAAATTGTAAAATAGAAGATGTAGTAGAAATAAAAAAAGAGTAGGATATCCTACTCTTTTATTTGTTCTATTAAATCACTTAAATCAAGTTTACATTCTCTTATATCTAATATATTATCATTTTTACATTTTTTATTACTTACACATAAGATTGAAGGTTCAAAAGGGAAATATTCTTTATATGCTTTTTTATAATGCAAATCTAGATATTTATTCAAATCTAATTTTTTAGTTCTTTCTACTTCACAATAATATATTTTTATTTCTCCGTTAATTCTTAATACTAATAACAAATCAACTATAACTTTATCAATTTTAAAAGGACATCTAGCTTTTAATATTTCTATATTATTTTTCATAAGTTCAGCTATAATTTGTGAACATACTATTTTATGTTTCCATTGAACTGGTTTTCTTCCAGTATAGAAAATATTTTGCCCTGGTATGCTTTCTCTAAAACACTTAACATAATTTATTGTGATTAATTTTTTCATTCGTGCTTGGCAACTTCTTAAACTTCCATTAAAAAATATAATTGATAAACTTTTAGTATCACAAATACCCATTTCATCAATAAATTCTTTGATTTTTTGATCTCTATTTGTAATTATCATACTATCACCTACAATTTATCTAAAAATGATAAGTCACTTAATTTTTTGACCTTCTCATTCGCTCCAGTAACATTTTTATTTCCTTCGTCTTGTAACTTATCCTTTAAGAAATTCAAACTCTTAGAAGTGCCTTTATTTTGATATTTTAAGGTATAGTCCTTAACTTGATCATCTGTGATAAAATATCCTTGAAATTCTTCTATATTAGCACCATTTTTTATAAATCCATGCCCATTTCCTCTTAATTTTTCTGCTCCTTCTTCATCAAGTGCTACTACGCTATTTTTTCTATCTTCACACTTTAAAACTATACGATTGTTTATGTTAGCTTTTACTATATTATCTATAACTGTATTATCTGGTCTTTGTGTAGTTAAAAAAACATAGCATCCACTTGCTCTACTTATAGCAATTAATTGTTTTAATAATTTCATTGCACTTTTATTTTTATCTTCTAGTAGCATAACTATTTCTTCTATATACAATACCTGATATTTAAGTTTCTTAACTCCTTTAAGCTTATTATATTCAAATATGTTAGTTACCTCATTTTCCATAAATAAATTATATCTTCTTCTAGTTTCTTCTAATAAATTGCTTATAACTTCAGTTGTATCTTCTACTGTATATGCAAATTTTTTCGTGTGTTGTAAATTCCTAAATAAATTAAGCTCTACCATTTTTAAATCACATAAATATAATTCAACTTCATTTGGGCTGTATAAATTAACTATGCTAGTGAGTATTACTTTCGTCATAACAGACTTACCACTTCCAGTTGTCCCAACTACATAAGTATGAGGATTTTCTTTTAAATCTAATGTTATTGTTTTATTTGAAGATTTACCTATATTAAATTTAATATGTTTAGCAGTTCTATTTTGAATTTCATACTCTATAACTTTTGGTAATTTCTTTAACATCTCTATTCTAACCCAGCCACTAGATGCTTCCATTTTAACTTCATTGTTTAAATATAATTCTAGTGCATCTTTATGCTTTAAAAAATCATCAACGCTTAATCCAGCAGGAACAAATACAACAAATACAGTTTTATTATCTATAACAACCTCTGGATATTCACCTAAACTATTTTTTATATTTGCTGCCTTAAAAAATTCATCTAAACTTTTCTTTGGCTCTATCCATCCATCAAATACCCATGTAAAAAATATTTTTCCAGCATCCCAAAATAAATCAAATATAGGTTGAAGTGCATTACTCATATATATACCTCCTAAATATAGGTATTAAGGCAAATATATTCTTCGCATTAAAATAAGCCAATCTTTGTATATAGAATCTTTTTTTAAATATTCCATATACGTCTCATACGAATATATATGCGAATACCCCTTTGACAATAATATATGCACATATACCAATAATATTTCCTTATTTTGAGAAAATATTTTGCAACTTTTAAATATAGTTAGCATATATATAAGTAAATAAAAAAATAAAGGGGATATGAAAATGAAAGAAATGTTAGAAAAAACTAGCATGGAAATGTTAAAAGAATACTTCTATGATGCAAGAGGATATTATCCAGAAGATGATTTTTTTACAAAGGAAGAACTTGTAAGCATAATTCTGAAAGATATGGAGGGCAAATAAATGAATGATTATAAAGTTAGTTGGACAGATAATGAAGGTTTAGAATTTTTTAGTGAATATTTAAAGAGAGAAGATGCTTTTATTTTATTTAATGAAATATGTGAAAATAAGGTTGATGAAGATCAAATAGAAGCGTGTTTATATGATCCAGATAATTTTCCAATAAAAACTTATAATAATATAGAAAATAAGCTTTATGTAATGTAATTGCAAAGGCTAGGGATTAAATTTCCTAGTCTTTTTTGTCGAACGATTATTGTAATATTTTCTAAAACACAATTGCATTTTGGTTACCAAAGTTTTACTATATAAGTATAAATAAAAGAAAAGAGGTTAGTAAATTGAACGAGATCAAAAGGAACATCATCATAGGTAAAGTTGGTGGAAATGCCAATGAAAACTCGATTAATTATAAAGTGAGTTTACCAGCTAAAATGGTAAAAGAATTAGGTATAACAAAAGAAGATAGAAAGGTTATTTTGACTTATGAGGATGACAAAATAATAATAAAAAAAGATAAATAAAGGAGATGTTGAATATGATTAAAAAATTAATAAGTATTTTAACATCATGTATATTAGCAGGAAGTTTAATGGTTGGATGTAGTGAGGATACTACAAAGAATTTAGATGAAAAAGGAAAACAAGCATTAGCCACAACGAAGAAAGAAGAACATGACTATAAAAAAGTAACTGAATTAACCCTTAGCAATGATTATGAGGATGAATATGTTGAAATAACAGGTACAGTTAAAGAATTCAAAACTGAATATAACACTATGATAATTACTTTAGATTTTGAAAAAGCAATATTACCAGTATATGTACACATCCCTAAAAACATGGTTGATGTTAAATTTGAGGTTGGTGATACAATAATAGCATACGGAAGATGTTGCGGACTTAGAAAAAGATCAGATGAAAGATACTTCCAAATTAATGCTTATTTCTTAAGCAAGACTCCAATAATTAAAAAAGAACAATCAAATCAAAATAAAGGAAATAAAACTAATAGTAAATCAGCAGATAATAATAAATTAGAGAACAATAATCAGTCAACAAATACAACTAAGAAAGTTCAACAAACTAAAAATAAAACAGTAAATGAAGAAAAACAACAACCTAAAAAATCCACTAAAAAACAACATACAACTAAAGAAGAAGACAACTATTATGATGAAAATGGGCAATATGTAGGCCCTAAACATAGTTCAATGGATGATAGAAAAAATTCAATATGTGATAACTGTAAACACCCTATTGATGATTGTATATGTGATTTTGAAAAAGAAAATGCCGGTGAATATGTAGATTATAATGATTATGAAACACCTGAAGAGTTCCAAGAACAACCTAAACAAGAAAAGAAACAACAGGAACAAGAAGAAACACCTGCACAACAAGATAATAACCAATCACAACAATACAATAGCAAAGATGATGAAGAAATCCTTAAATAAAAATGGATATGAAACTATAACTGTGAACTGTATAACTTTAATCATGGTATAATAAGGTAAATATATTACTGGAGGTTATTTATTATGAAACCTATATTTTGTAAAGAATGCAAATGGAATAAAAATGGATGGTGTTATAAGTATGAATGTAATGGACCTAAAAGAGTAGAAGTGTGTCCTAAGTATAGAGATGAGGATTTAAAAGAGGGTTGTGAGTATTGCAATGTTAAATATGGAAAAGAAAAATTAATAACTCAAGGATGTTATAATAATTTATATATAGATAAAGATGAATATGATAATTTACACATAATAGCTAAGGCTGATGGAATCGCATCTTTTAAAATTGAATATTGCCCATTTTGTGGTAGAAAATTATCAGAAGTATAATAAAAATAAAGCTGGTAAGGAAAATAATCCCTACCAGCCTTTTTATTATACTTTCTTTACATATTTTTCAGATGCAGTTATATAAAGTCCACTTTCAAGTTTATACATTTTTGTAGATCCATTCTTAGGTGATACTTCAGCAACCACATCCAATATTTGCCCTTTCTTGACTGTAGTAACTGCTGAAGCATTCCAATCTGCCACTTTACGAACATTTAATTTATCTAAAGTTTGTATTTGGAATTTCTTTGTAGTTGCCTTGGTTTCTTCCTTCTTAGGTTCTGCTTTTTTACCATCTACATAGTTTTTTACATCTTTAATGAAGTGACTGAAGCCATCTGGAGAACATCCATATCCCCAGAATGCAGTACCTGGACAAGTTTTAGCACTTCTTGAAGGATTATATTTGCCTAAATAAGTTCCTCCAGCAGTAAACCAACAATGCGGTCTTATATGAGAAGTGTTAACTGGGATATCAAATCTCTTACACAACTCACCATAAAGATATATTACTGCCTTCTTTTGTGCAGATGTCATTTTATCGTGGCCTTTATCAAAACAACCATATATTTCTATACATATAGCATTTGTGTTCCATTTTCTAATTCCTATTGGAGTAGAATTAAGATTTCTTCCTGTAGTGATTTTGCCGTCTGGAAATACATTGAAGTGCTGAGCTATAAAATGTCCATGCCCGTCACTATCATGCCATGTAGATTTTCCATAACTATCTAATGATTGAGTTCTGCCAAAATGTGGTTCTGCAAATACTTTTTTATCTGTCTTTTCCCAAGTACTGTAGTTAGGTAAGTCCATATGATGTACTTGTAGTTTTGTTATTGTTCTAGTTACCTTTTGTTTATTAAGCCAATTTTTTACATCTTTTTCATTTTCCAATAATGTGAAACCATTTTGAGTTTTCATTATTTATCACCTTCTTTATTTTCAATTAAATTTTTAAAAGCTTGATGAAGTCCTACAGAACTTAAACCACTCAACATCCCTCCTAGTAATACATTTACATTAAAATAGCCTGCTATAAAGTAGTTTAAAACCACTCCTATGCAGGCCATGATTAATGGTATATATTTATTAGGTATAAAATCTAAACTTGTTTTTATTACATATCCAATACAACAACATACTAATATTACTGCAACTACTAAATAGTTACTTACAACACTTAAATCTAACATTTATCTCTCTCCTTTATTTTCTAATTCCTTTATTTTTTCTTCAACAACACTCATTCTACTTATAAGATTATTATGTTTATCTACCCTATTACTCAGAATAGATATATCTTCTTTTATATTTTTTATCTGTTCTTGTATTACTGCAGTTGTCTTGTTATTGCTAAAGTAAGAACCTGCTAGGGTTCCAACAAATGCTAGTATTGCAACAATTATTTCTGTATTCATAGACAACACCTCTATTCTAGCTATGTTTGACTCTATCCTTGAGTTCATTCAATTTTGCATCGTTCCAAGTCGTTGTATCACCTACCAAATAGCCTGTAATTCTGCGAATTCTTTTAAATGGAATTGGAACTACCTCATATTTCAAATCAACATAATCGCCATCCAATTTTACAACCAGGCTTTTAATTTGTTGTCCTGGATTTTTCTTTTGAACATAATCTATATATGCCTGTTTCTCTCTTTCATCTAATTCTACTGTACATCCTTGTTCATTCCAGCAATGAAAATCCATAATATCACCCCTTTTTTGTATTAAAAAAGGACCTAAAATTAATTAAGTCCTTTAACTTTCTATATTGATTTATAAAGTACAATTATCCCTATTATAGACAGAATACCTATTAATATGCCTATTAAACATAATACTAATGCTATATATAATAAAGCCATGCCAACACTCCTTTTTATTAGAAAGTATTAACATGACTTCATTTTTATAAACATATTTCTTACGCAATAGATTCAAATTATGTAATTCGCAATATTTTTAAATTGCGAAACAACTGGGTATTAAAAAAGACTAGAAATTAATCTAGCCTAACTTGAATAACTCTTTTATAATTGGTATCTTTTTTAATATAAAAACTATAACTAATGAAATTAATAATATCACAAATGTATAAATTATATTAATTATAAAGTTACTACTTATGCTAATACTTATATAGTAAGGACTTATAATCCTATTAATCATACAATGCAATAGATAAATACCTAATGTATTACTTGAGATAATAGTCAAAAACTTAGTATGTTTTATATTATTTTCTAACTTAGAACAAAAAATAAATATACTTGTTGATGTTAATAATGTCATTATAGTATTATATCCATACCAAGCGATATCACATAAATTGTTCAGATTTTTGGATATTAATATACCATATCCAAATAAAATTAAGCAACTTACTGAACTTATTAATAATAATTTAACATTAGTTATTTTTATATCATTATTTTTTATTTTTTCAAATAAAATACCACCCAATATAAAATAAACTATTGAGTATGAATAAAATCCTTTAAATGGATTAAATTTATCACATATTGTATTTAATAGTCCATCATATACAATATGACCTGATAATATAATTTGAATTATATTTAATATCATATCTAAAATTACTATTCCAAAAGTAAAAATTGCAATAATTATCAATAAATAATTTAATATTTTTTTATTATTATCATATACGAATTTTATTATAGGAAATAGTATATAGATACAGGTTAATGTCTGTAAAAACCATAATAAATTAAGTCTTCCTTCTTTCCACGTTATAAGATTTTTTATAAATGTTATTATAGTGTAACTATCTTTCATGATTACACCATAAACTGATAATAATATAATTCCCCAAATAAATGTTAATATAAATAATCGCACAGTCTTTTTAATATGCTTTTTCAAATCATATTCTTTATTTAAAAGCAAAGCTCCATTTACCATAAAAAATAATGGCACACAAGGAGATAATATTGTCTTTATAAAATAATTAAAGTATATAAAACTAGAACTATTTTCTACAATATTATAATTCAAATTTGCAACATGATAAAAACATACAAGATAAATTGCAATCACCTTTATTAAATCTAAATAATTATACCTTTTACTACTTATTAAATTCATCATAATACCCCCTTAAAAGGTATTATAACTTATATTTCCATAATTTTCATCATCTAAATTCTATACATAACTTACACTACATAATGAAACATCTATAGATGTTGCCTTATTTACCCATAAATAACAAGTATCGGATGATGAAGTAAATTTATATATACATTTCTTATAAGTAATACTGCTAACTTCAACTTGTTCTGATGATACGGTAGTTACATTAATAGATGAATGTGTTGAAAAATCACTTGTTTTATTTGTCATTAAACCTCTGCTATCTGGGTACTCACTTAAAAGGTATGTGGTTACTGTATAAGTTTTATTTGGAACTAATTGTATATATTGTGAATGTTGCATGTTACTCTTTTCGTTAGTACTTCCCCAATTATCTATTATTCCACCATCACTAAATGTATATTGAGATAAATCGACAATTGTTGTACCTTTAACTGTTATTTTTATGTCTTTTGATATATCAGTATTAGGAATTGTAGCTGTTACAGTGGATACCCCTGATTTAACACCTGTTATAGTACAACTCATACCATTTTGTGTTATAGTACAATTATCATTGTTTACTGTATAGTTTATAGTCGTTATGGAAGTATCTTCAGGAACTACTGTCGCTGTAATAGTTTTCGAGTCATTAACTGCTATGGTTATAGAATCATTTTCAAATACTAAAGCAGTCCTTATTTTTACATTGATAGTAGTCGTAACATTTATACCTAAAATATGAACTCTTCCATTCCAAATTAATTGTCCACCATTTTCTAATATTGATTTTTTACTATCATTAAATCTCTCCCATTTTACCCAATGCTCTGTCCTAGTTCCGTCACTCCAATTTAAATAACAATAACTAGGCATACCTTTTATAATACCTGTGTTTCTATCTAATGTATAAGCATTTGTAGTTTCTTCAAAGGTAATTGGTGTTTGGTTTACAAAAGTTACATCTTTATCGCTTATACTGGTTGCTTTTTTATATATCTTCATATAATCGACTAAAAATTCAACATCTTCTACTGATGAGTCATGTGCTCCTCCCCAATATGACCCACTTTGGCATCTATACGCTGTTAAAAAAAACATCATCGGATATTGTGGAGTATTAATATTTGTATGACTATCTATCTCTTTTCCATCTACAAACCATTTTAATATTCCATCTTCCCATAGAAAACCTATTGTATGAAAATCTGTAGAGAAATCAACATTACAAGAAGTATTATTATTCTTTAATTCAGTGCAATTAGTATCTTTATTAGGGTATAAATTGTGCGGTAATACTGTTGTATTATTTCCTAATATTTCTGTTATATCAAATTCTGCGGTTTGATTCAATGTATCTTGCACTCCCGCAGTCCACCATGCTGTATGAGAACCTCCACATTTAAAAACTTTCATTCTACATTCATAATACCCTTCTTGTCCAATTATGCCGAAAAATGGTCTTACATCATGGTTAAGGTAATCTGGCATATGTAATCCATTTTTTTGGGCAGACTGTACAGAACTTACCGCTAAATTTTTAGAGCTTGTTCGTATTCCCATGTCTTTTTTTATTCTTATATGTAAAATACTATTCTCTACATATACATCGCTGTATGATTCATATGCATCTTCTACTCTACTTATCATATAATCATCTATCCAGTAATTTCTATCTATATCTGTCCCATCAAAATCTTCGTTGAATACTAATCTATATTGTTCACCTTCAACTTCTTTATATATAGGTTTTATTAAAAATCCGTTATTTGAACTATTATTACCGCTTATATTACCTATATTGGTAGCCATAGTTTGAAATGTATCTGTAGCTAATGTATTTACACCTTTGTCAGTAATAGCATTAGCTACTAATGTTTTCCCATTACTGACATCTTGAAAAAGTTCTGTTATAGCACCTTTTATAGTCTTATCTGTTGTAGGTAGTTCTATATCACTGCCATCTTTATTCTTTCCTATTTCTTTCGCAATATCTTTATATTGCGTATTAAGTGCTTTACCTTGTGCAGCACTCAAAGCAGCAGTAGTTGAGTCACTTTCTAGATTATTTACAACTTCTATTGTACTTCCACCTGCAGGTAATTCAGTTCCACTATCTAATTTTGTTCCATCTTCTTTTGCTAGGTATATTTTCCCACCTTCTACTATAGATTTAGCAGGCATTTTATTTACTTTGTCTACATTGTCTTTTGCTACTTTTTCAAGTTTATTTAATTTTGCACTAGAGATTACATCTCCATTTCCCCAATTAGTTTGATTGTAAGTTCCGTCACTATTATAAGTATCAATTGCATCTCCATCTAAACTAAGCATAGATACATCTGCTACAGCACTGTTAACTGTTGCTATGTCACCTTCTTCAAACAATGGTTTTAGAATATGTACTGCACCTTTTATTATTGGAAGTGATCTTATACTTTCTTGACTTTCATTAAGAAGTCTTAGTTGTAAATCATAATCTCCTAATTCAGTATCTTCATCTATTAATTGTCCCTCTATTACAAATACAACTTTACCATCGTCAGTAGCTTGTATTGGGAATTCCTTTTTCACCTCTGCATTTTTATACCACTTAACTTGTGCATAGGATGCTTTATATTTCACTAGTAAGTTACTTAAATCATCTGACTTATATCTGTATTTATTATCTACAATTTCTATTAACAATTTAATATTTCTATCATTCTTATATAGAAATATTTCTTCATCTAATTTGGCTGTATTCTTTGAAACTGTCAACTTACAATCGGTTGTGATGTAATCATTATTAGCCATTTCAAACACCTTCCTTTCAAAATAAAAAAGAGAACTAAAAATTTAATTTTAATTCTCTGCTTACTTATCTATTTTATCTGTGGATTTTAATTCTTCATTTTCCTTTTTAAGTTTTTCTATTTGTTGCTTATATATTTCACATTGTGCCTGAAATAGTACTTTTTGATGATTAGCTTGTGCCAATTCTTGTTTATATATTTCAGTTATTATATTTATTGCATCCATTCAATCACCTCCTATTCTTTATAAGTTACTTTCATTGTCACACTACCGCTACATACTGCATAACTACTAGCATTATAAGCTGATTGAATACCGAATCCTTTTATAGTACCGCCTGAAAGTGCATTAAGTATAGTACTATTAGTTATAGTTAACTTTCCACTATTACCAACTGCGATACTAACACTACCACAACTTGAACCATATGAAGGTTTTCCACTCGGTCTACTTGTATAGTTATGAGTTTTAACTGCTATTGGAACTGCTGCATAAGAACCACCGGATATTCTCTTAATTGTAAGTTCTATTTTACTAATACTTTTGCCTTTAAACTGATTAAACTGAGTACCAAAGAACCAACATCCATTACAATCACCGTATCCATAATCACCTTGTCTTGCAGTATTATCTTTTTTCCAGTTGTTATATACTGAACTTCTATAAGTATCACCACTATTAGATTTTATAGTAATTACTTTTGTAGTTGATGTAGTAGGGGCTTTGTCTGGGTCTGTAGTTTGATTACCTCCAGCAAATGTTGCTTTTGCGTGTTGTATAATTTGTCCTGGTAATGTTTGAGCGGTATTTGCAGTTAAACCACCGCAGTGAGCTGCATTTGCTATAGTTATGAAAGCACCGCTAGTAGTCTGGAATCCATATTGACTACATACACCAGCCGAACTTGCATCGTGTATTCTTGCACATCCACTACCTCTATATCCTACTTCACAGTTAACTAATGTAGTATTTTTAATATACATTGAGGCAAAGGCATCCCCGATATAACCCACAATGCTACTTTGTCCATCACTGTGTTTATTATCACTACCATAAACTTTAATGCTGTATGTATTGAGTGAACTACTTTCCTGCGATATAATACTACCAGTTCTACCAGCTACTGCACAACCTGTGTCGGGGTGGACAACACCGATTTGTCCTTCTTCGGTACCTGGCCAGCCACCATATACCCATAATTTGGCACTACTCATATAGTTTCTAATGTATCCGTATAATGTGTGCCCATCTAAATAAAGTCTTATTTGTCCACTAGTATAATTTTGGAAGTCAGCATTTTCGGTTATATCCCCACGCATCCATATATTTATTCGTTTACCATTAAGAAATTTAGGTAAGGCATCTATTACTCCTCCCATTGTTTTATATACTGCACCTTCTGTTAATTCAACATCATCACTACCTGATGAAGGGTCTATTTCAATTTGTATATCGTCATCCAGTGTGCTTGGATATTGTGCATTATTTATTTTATTGGCGGTGATTGTATCAGCAGTTAATTCACCTTCAACTGAGAAACTATCTCCTACAACTTCACTACCTTTTATTTGTGCTCCAACAATATTTCCTTCACTATCTACACTAAAAGTATTACCTTGATTCCTAAAAGTACTACCTATTATAGTGGCACCTGTAATAGTTTTACCATCAATAGCACCATCAACTATCATATCTCCAGTTACTTTTACTTGTTCTGTTATTATATTTAATGCATCTTGTGTTAATGCCATTGAGCTTAAACTGGAGCCGCTTATAAACCATCCAATTTTATTCGCAGTTTGTTCTACTCTAGATACATCATTTCGAATAGTTCCTAAATCATCATTAGTTGCATAAGTATTACTTACAGTTTGTTTAAATCCATCTAACGACTGCTCAAGTGATGTTGTTTTCGTATATACTTGCTCCATAGTAGGTGCAGTATATTTAGTCTCTGTTGGATTTTCAAAGTCTAATTTAAATCTTAGCCAATACCAATATCCCTTCTCAGCAACTGGCATTGTTCCTGTCCATTCTCCTCCAGTTTGCGTTGTACTACTAGTTGATTTATACCATTGAGGTGTACTATTTACTAAAGATTGACCTTTTTCACCTGGGTTACCAGGGTCTCCTTTTCCACCTTGTTCTCCTTGTGGACCTTGAGGACCTTGCTCACCTTGTGGCCCTTGTATACCTTGAATACCTTGGTCACCTTTTTCACCTTTAATATTACCACAATCTACCCAGTCATTTTTACTAGTTGACCAAGTATATAAAGTACCATTAACAGTATAACAATCTCCAGGATTTCCTGTTGGATGAGCTTGTTTTAATGCTTCTAATGAAGGATATTTGTCTAGTATATTTACTCCCGTACCATCTTCACCTTTAGCACCTTGAATACAGACTGGAGTGCTATATGTTGTTGTTCCATTTACCTTACCATAGTTGATACGTTGCCAAATATATTTTCCTTCTTGCCATTGTGGAGTTGTTGTTGACCAACTACCCCCTTGTAGTGCAACTGCACTAGTTGATACATAATATTCAATGGAAACACTATTAAGAGTTGAACCCATTGAACTAATAGTTTGCTCATGTTTATCTACTGTATCTTTTACACTATTGAAGGCATTTTTTAGAGTAGTAGTTGTACCATCTTCCTCAATAGTAGTATCAGCTATTAATGTTTCTATTTTTCCATTAGCTACTCCTATATTAGTTGTATTAGTAGTTACTTGTGTTTGTAATTTACTCATATCTCCATTGGCAGTATCTACCTTAGTAGATAGGCTGTTAAATAATACATCTAAAGTTTGATTTTTATCATCAAATTTTATTTTACTAGATTTAAGAGTATAGCCGCTCTCATTCATAGTACTGAATAAACTTGCTATATCAAGTTTACCTGCACTAATATTGGCATTGTCTGCTACTTTAGCATTTACTATTAGTCCATCTTTTATAGCATCACTTGACTGAATGCCATTTTGATTAATAAGTTGACCTTTTCCGTCTGCTCCATATAATGTAAATGTAAAATCTCCTTTGGCATCTTTTCCTATTTGAATACGTACATTGCCTGCCTTGTCTTTAAATTGTTGAAGATTACCTTGCAATAACATTGAGCCATCATCACTCTGAATACTTACATTATTAGTATTAATTGTTCCAGTATTAATTTTGTTTGCACTTACAGTATCAATCATAGCGTCCTTTATTAGAGCATTCTCAATAGTTGTATTTTTAGATGTTAATAACAAGTTTTGTATATCTTTTATAGTTGCACTATTGCCAATTAATACTCCTATATGTGCTAAATCTGATTGTAAGTTTTTTATAGTTGCATTAACTGCACTTAAATCTCCGACATTTAAATTATCAATTTTAGCATTTACAGCTGTAAAATTATTTGTTGTAAGGTCTTTGAACTCACCTAAATCAGCTTTTACCTTTTGTGCTTCCAATTCTACTACTTTTAATTTAGGTACGCTCTCTCCATCTAATAATAAATTACCTTCATCATCTATATATAGCCATGGAGCCTTTCCATCTTTTGTAAGTGTTTCCAACAGTTCTTGTAGGTTTTGTGGAATTTTAGTATCAGGGTCAGTTTGTAATACTTTAGTATCAGGGTCACCACATAAATCTGTTATTGTTTGTTTTGCAGTTTCCATGTCGTTAGTTGCGTCTTGAAGTTCTGCACTCATTTCCTCTGTCATTTCCTCAGTACTTAAGGCTTGAGTTAATATACTAACAATTCTATCCATAGCCTCGTCATAACTTTCACTGGCCTGTTGAATATCACCTATTTTGGAATCTTCACATTCTTCATCTTCGATACTCTCCACTTGTACATCAATTCTATCCTGGTCATCTTCTACAGTGTCAGGTACTTCATAGTATGTGTCATCTTCTGTAGTATCATCGGAAGTAGCTACTGTGGCTACTTCCGCTTCCTCTGCAAATTCCTCCATTTCCTCGTCCTCTGTTGGCCATATAATTATCTCACCATCATCATCATATACGGGTCTGTCTACACGCTCTTGTCCATCACCTATCATATATTCACCTCCTATCCTATCATAAATCTGCCTACAAATAATATATTTTTACTCGCAAGGTTTTTTACTTTCACTTTCCTAAATACGCCACTTGATAATCCATTAGTACATTCAAGTGCTACATAGTCCCCGTCTTTGTCTTTTTCTACTACTATAGCAGTATGTGATATTGCCATAAATTCACCATTATTTTTACTGTCAGCGTCCATGAATATAATATCTCCAACAGCTAAATTCTTAAAAGTTTGTAAGTCAGCTACATCTACAACCCAATTCTTTTGTACAAAGTATTTACCTATATTAGCTTCATTTCTAGTGGATGGTATTGCCCAACTAACACTATTATTTCTATTATTATCAGTTTTCTTTTCATTGCCATATGGTGATTTATCATAAGTCCAACCTGTTAATACATAATTAAGGAAACAACTATCATCTATTTGGTACTTACCATTTACTTTCCATTTATTGATATTTTCGCTTGGATTCTTGAAGTCACAAGGAGTTGTACTATTATAACTGAACTTACTATTATTAGTGTAGTAACTATTGGCGATTTTAACCAGATCTGAGGCGTATTTGAATAGTGGTTGTGCATAATTACTGCCTTTTTTCTTAGCTCCAACACTTCCAAGGTATGCTTTATCACTAATTGTAGTATCAGGATTATAATATACGGATACAATGTAAGTAGTATTTACCTTTGGTATTAGTACCCCATTCTTACAATCTACCCCCTCTAGGTATACTGTATCAGGTTGTATTAGCTTAAATCCTTTCGCAGTAGTGAATATAATACGGGCATAATAACTATCATTGTAGTTAGTGGATGAAGTTGCCGGCACTCTAAATTGTAGTTTTGTTAGTGGTTTATTGTAAGTATATACTCTTTGACTATCTAACATTTTATTACTAGTTACGCTATTACTTTCCCAATCTGCTCCATCTCCAAAGTATAATATCTTTTTCTTATATTCCTTATAATAAGTTTGAGTACTAGCCTTATCCTTCATAGTCCAACTGTTTGAAGTTAGACTACTTAACCACAATGTTTTATCACTAGTATTACACATATCCTTTGGTTTCCTTAGAAATATTACATATTTTGTCTTATTGCAGTAATCAAGCATCATTGTATTGAAATCATTTATTAATGTATTCATATTCTTATAATCACTTCCATAAGCACTTGTTAAATGGCATTCCTCACATACAAATATAGGTTTCTTTGGATACTTTTTAAGTAAAGCTTTTATCAGTGATGTATAGTCCTCTACTACACTCTCAATATTATCTGTTATAGAAGGTACTCCAAATGCTAACATTACATGGCTTACAGTTTTAGGATATGGTGTTTTGTCTGTAACGCCGTTAACAGTGATATTAGTAATAAGTTTTCCACCCTCTACAAAGTCCTTAGGTGCAGCACTATCAAGTCCTTTAAAGGTAACTTCATAAGTTGTACTATCAGGGTCATCTACTATATCTTTTGGAGGTGTTGGTTTTGAAGGTGATTGGTCTTTTACTTTCGCTTCTTTATCGGCTCTTGCTAAATCCCAAGGTCTAAGTATAATGCCATGTGTATACCAATGAGACATACTACCTCTTTTACTATATGTTATACTCATGTCTTCATATCTTATAGCATCTGGCCATTTATGCCCTCCACTAGCATGGGCTATCATACGTTTACCCTTAACTTTTCCACAATACACAACTACGTGGTGAGTACCGGCTTTGGCATATTTAGAATCACCACCTGGTTTTGATGCCCAAGTAACAGTTACATTTGAAGGTACAGTCGCATTACTTAGCATGATTAAGTCTCCAGGTAATAGTTCATTAATTGTTGTGCTTGTTAGTTTCTTTAATGTATATCCACTGTATTTACAAGCATTTCTAACTAGAGAACCATAAGCACAGTTGGCTCCACCATATTTGGCAGTTACACTTCTAAGACCTGCATATAGATATGCACAACTACTAAGAGAAGAACACACATAACAGTATGGATTTTTAATACCGTGGATAGTTCCACTAACTCTAAATCTTTTGCTATCGTCATATATACAAGCCCCACCATAGTAAGTAGCTTTTTTATACTTTTGGTGTAGGTCACAAATTTCTCTAGCCTTATTGACTATTTTCTTTCTAACATTTTCAGCCACACCCTTCTTAGTTGTAGTGTTACCGCTTATTTTCCATGTAGGCGCATTTTTAACACTGGCTGCTCTAGTCATAGAGGATTCAGTTGAGACGGCAGTAGCTTCTGCGCTCTTATTAGAAGTGGCTGGTTTTACTGCTCCATACCCTCTTTTTTTACCTTTACTATCAATGCAGTATGGTAATTGTCCATCTACTACCTTATACCATCTTAGATACCATTCTATATTTGTAGCAGTTCCCGCGTGTTTATTTGCTACATACCATTTTCTACCATCTGCCCATGCGGCAGTACCTTTCTCTAATTCTTTGAAATATAAAGATTGTACTTTTGAACTTTGCACTGTATATCCATATTTATTGACCCATGATAATCCATTTTTCATTGCAACATATCTACATATCAATAAATCACATCCATATAAACCAAAGTTATATCCAACCAATGCGGCAAATATGTTATATTTAAAACGTTTTAAGGATTTTCTAAGTTCATTACAACCAAACATTATTTGATTACATATAGCTTTATCCACCTTTACACCGTTTATTACCTTAGTTCCACAAGATTTAGGTTTCATATTAGAATAAGACGGCGTGAAATATTCAACTTTACCATCTAAATATTCAATCTTTTGCTTTTTGTTAAAATAAGCTGATCTTTCACATTGCATAAGACCATATCCACCACCGCTTGATTTTGTAGCATCGTATGGATTTGCAGTAGATTCTGCATATATCATCGCATAAACTAGTTGAGGGTCAAGTCCAAACTTTTTACTATAATACTCAACTGGGGCATATATTTTCCAGTGGTTGGATTTACTTCTCATATTTCTTAAATCACTATACTTATCGCTCCATTTACCTAATCCAAATTTAGCATAATAATCTACTGCCGCCTTGTATTGTTTTGCAGTTTTACTACTATCTTCTTTTTTATTGGGTTCAGGTTGTGTAGTAGGTGTTTTACCTTTTATTTCTCCGCATTTATATGTAATACAGTCACGTATTCTACTATCCCCTATCCATAATCCATTATCTATTTTCTTTATGTTTATAGCTCTATAATCTTCTGTGTCCTCACTTATTTTACTTGTATCATCTCCAGGTTTTACTGGGTCAGGCACTACTTTGTCTGTATATTTCTTTATAAGGTTATCAATGTTTTTTTTATCCACACCTAATTGTTGTAGGTACTGTCTTATTGCTAATATATCGCTTGTAGTTAGTTTTCCTGCCTTTTTAATAATATCTATAGTTTCATTTATAATATCTTCTTTTTTTAACGATTTGATATTGCTTTTTACATCTTTGAAGTTTGCTAAGGTTATTTTATTTTCACTGTCTGTTAATTCTAATTCGCTTATTCTTCCTTCCAATTGTATAGGAGGATTAAACTTATCATTTACTATATAATTAGTGTCTCCTACCTCAATTTCATCATATTCATCATCTGTTAAATATACTGGTATCTCATATGAATATTTTATTTGTTTAACTTCCTGCAATTTCTTATATGTTTCTAATAACAATGCTCCTGGGTCTGTTGTATCACTAGTATATTTACCTAATATATACTTGTCCCCATTTGAAAACATATCATGTGCATCTGGATCTAATAGAAAATCTTGTCCTAATGGTTTATCTAAAGGGTCGCCTTGGTCTTTTTCCCATTTAATATCTTTGAATGTAATACCATTAGCTCCTACACCTATAAGCCCACTAGCAAGGTCTGTAGCATCGCCTGTCCTTTTCATGCCATAACTGTTGAAATCATAATCATATCTTTTATATGTTTTATTCCCTCTTTCACCATCTGCATAACAGTTAACAATTAATTCATAATTTCCATTAATACTATCTATAGGATTTACTGTAAATTCATATTCGCAATTACCATATCTAGCTATTGATTCTTGAATTACTGTGTAAACGGCTTTTGGCTCTGTAATACTAGTTTCTACTGATATATCATCAAGTTCTGGGCTTACATAACCTTTTTTATAATTTGTGTCTTTAAGAATAGTATCTAAGAATTTATTCATATTACCAGTTATAGTAGATTCTCTTATATAATCATTCCTTAATTCAAGCCCTACAATTTCAGATTGTACATTCCTTACTACTGAATCAATATTTTCTTCATCTTCACAAGCCATAATCTGAAACATCTTATATTTATTATTTCGAATGAATAATACAAAATTTCTCTCAGTTATTGCCTGTTCTAATTCTTCATCAAGAGTAACTGAAAAATCAAAGGTTTCAGCTCCAGTTTCAAGATATGGATGATATGAATAATCAAAATAAAGGCTAGGTGTTAACCTAGCACATATCTTCTTATCGGAATCTAAAATTATTAATTCACCTAGCACTTTATCACTCTCCTAACCATTTATCCCTAAATATCACACTCGTTGTAGTATCTGTATCATTGCTGTTTGTTTTTATATTATTTTCTCCTGTCTCTAATTCAAAATAACGACTACCTATGTCAACTAAATCATCGCATGGCTCATCATTTAAATAACATCTGTGATTTTCACAGTCTATTTCAAGCACATCTCCTTCTTGAAAATATACAATATTTTTAGGAGTTTCTTGTTCTTTAGGATTTAATTCATCAACTCTAATATGTGTTAAGCTCATAGCACTTGATTTATCAAGAGTGCTAGTAGTTCCTATATATAAAACTACATATGCTAATTTTTCAGTTGGTAAATCAGAATATTTTAAGCTTTTACTACTTTGGCTTTTTATAGTTTTGCCATCCTTAATCTTAGTAACTGAAACATTCCATACATATTTCTTATTGATTTTTTCTCTTGACAATGTCCATTGGCCATAATATTCATTCCAACTACCTAATTTCCCAGATAGTTTATTACTAACTGTAACAACTGATTTTCCTGATTTATCAGTAATTATGTATGTTTTAGTATCAGGCTTTGGTACTTTTGTTGAATCTTTAAGAACTGTTCTTGAGCCTACAGTACATTTAGGATATGTGTACTCATACCATGCATTATCATCATACATTCCTAAAGTAAATAATTTTTCCCCATTAACACCAAAACCATATAACTCAATTATTCCTGTTTTATCATCAGCAGTTTCAAAGTCTTCTTCATCCGGATAACTATACACTGCATTATCAGCACTAACCAAATTTCCTTTAGCTATATATCCAATATAACCCTTATATTTCTTAGCTAATTTATAGTAAGTTATTTTACTCTTATCATCGTAATGGTCTACCATAATACATCTTACACAAGTTCCTACAGGTATTTTTGCTAAGGCTTTACTTGATTTCTTAGGTGATTTTCTTAAGTATGCTGATACATTTTCTTTATTGTCATCAGATATTACTACAAAGTTTCTAACTGTTAATTTAACCTCCGTAGTATCATATTGTTTTGTTAGGTAGGAAGCACTACAATATCCAGTAGTTTTTACTGTTTTCTTATTCTTATCAGTGTACTCATAGTCAAAACTAACCCATCCATTCTTTAGTGTTCCATTTTTAATCTTGTGACCATATTTAAATGTACCTATCTTTTTATAGTTTGTTCCTGGACCTTTTCGAACATTTAGTGATGAACTAGTTACTTCATAATAAGGAATCTTTTTACCTGACAATATTTTTTCATCTTCATTCTTATACTTAGGTTTACTAGGGTCACCATTCTTTCCTGTGCTATTATGTCTCATAAATGCTGTTAATTTAAACTCATCAACACTATGACTTAAATCCTGTCTTACACATACTCCCTTCCACGTAGTGTCTCCACTAGGTACTGTCCCCATAATAACACTATTTCCACTTTCACTTACTGCTAGAGTTCCGCCTACAGTCCTATCAGAACCGATACTAGCAGAAGATGTTGTCCATCCGGATGTATCTTCACATTTATCATATAATACTTTCGTTGATTGTTTTACTGCTGATAGAGACAATGTAGGATATTTACCTACTAATATTCTTTCCCCTGTTTCTTTGTGCTCAAGTTGAGCATAATATGCATCTGTTGAAAATCCTATCTGGATAATTGGAGATATTGCCCTATTGCCAGTAACATCACATGTCAAATCACTACCTTCTGCATCTATTGCAGTTATTTCATCTGAATAAAAATATGGTTCTGGGCAAAATAACTTAATAGTAGATTCATAAGAATAAAAACATACAGGGTCTTTTTCTATTTTATCTTGTAGTATAGCTAAAATAAATCTTTCCTTGTTAATATAAAAAGGTTTAGGCTCATCTACATCAAATATATCTCTTATATCTTTTAACTTTTCATTAAGTTCTTCTTTAGTATCGCAGTCAATTAATATGTCTATCTCTATAACATATGCTTCGTATTTCTTACCATTGTATATTTCTCCATCTCTGGATGCTATATCAAGCGTTGATATTTTATTAGAAGGTAATATAGGCAATCTTATTTCTTCAATGTCACATACTTCAGATAAATTGAAGCCATTGTATTTTACATTATCATATCTATGCATTATATACCTCCTAATCTATTTAATCTTTTTGTTCTATTACTTATATCTTCTTGAACTGGTTTTGATGTTAAGCGGCCTACTTTCTTACTGTCCATATACATACCAATGCCATTTAGTGCATCGACCATAGCTTCTCCCATTCTATCATAATCAATAGCTGTATTTCTCGCCATTGTATCAAGCTTATCATCTAGATAATTATAAAATGAATTTAAAGGTAATATAGCTTCATCTCCTGCTTCTCCACCTCCAAATAGGGTTGGCTGTGTCATAATACCACCCTTAGCATACCAGCTTATACCAAACGAAGGAACACTTGGGGGATTTAAACTAAAACTGCCACTAACACTAAAATGAGGTAACTTTATCTTTGGTAATGACCATGAAAAATTAAAGAATGATTTCATTCTATTTATTGCATTACCAACTGCATCCTTAGCAGCATTAATCTTGCTACTAATAGTATTATAAATACTGCTGAATATTGAACTGACTGTACTATAAGCTGACCTAATTGGATTTATTATATAAGTCTTAACTAAATTAAATCCTGTTTGTACTACTGATTTCACAGTATTAACCTTAGCTTGAATAGTAGATTTAATTGCATTCCAGACTGTAGAAATTACAGTCTTAATACCATTCCATATGGAATTTGTAATAGTTTTGATTGCATTCCACACTGTAGTGATTATAGACTTAACTAAATTAATACGATTAGTTATAGATGTTTTTATTAAATCCCATACTGTAGAAATTACAGTCTTAATTCCGTTCCATACAGTGCTTGTAATGGATTTAATTGAATTCCATACGTTTGATATAGTATCTTTAATACCATTCCATACCTCAGAACATTTCGCTTTAATTGTATCCCAGTTTTTATACAACGTTATACCTATTGCTATTAATGAGGCTATAACTGCCACTACGATAAGTACTGGAGTTGATATACCAGCTATAACTGCACCTAATCCAGTAAAAAGTCCTATCAATGGTTGTAACGTTAACATTAAAGTCCCAATTGTAGAACCAACTAATAATAATATAGCTGCTACTGCTGCTATAGTTGCTATGGTTGATTGTATGCCAGATGGTAGACTGTTAAACCAGTTAGCTAAACCATTAAGCGCATCTAAAACTACATCTATGGCCGGTTTTAAACTTTCTTGAAAAGTTCTTTTTATACCTTCTATAGCGCTTCCTAAATCATTATATTTGATCTCATTTAGTTGACCTAGTGAATCCTTTGACTTATCAGCTTCACCTGATATATCCATTAATGCCTTGACTCCATCTGCCCCTAAATCTTCCCACATAGTACCAAACAATTGTACTCCTAATGTATTCTGTTTTATATGATCTTTTATTCCAAATAAAGCACTTGTAACTTGTGATAATGCTTGTTTTGCTTCTTTTCCACCTTTCCCAAACTTAGCAGTAGTTTCATCAACATTAAGTCCTAACTTTTTAAATGCATCATCTGCTGTACCATCTTTAACACGTATGCCAAATTCTTTTACTGCATCTCCTAATTTATCCACTGAAAATGTTCCTGATTCTGCACCATTTTGAAGCATATTGAACATATCTTCGCCATCTAAACCTATTTGCTTAAAATGTACTGAATATTCGTTTATAGTATCTAATAAATCATCATTTTTGTTTAAGCCATTTTGTGCACCTTGAATAATTAGATTATATGCTTCATCGGATGTATAACCAAATTGTTGCATAAGCATGTTAGCACTACGTACTGATTCAGCAACATCCATATCAAAAGTATCACGTAGTACAAATGCATTCTCAGCAGTTTTCTTAAGTTCTTCGCCAGTTTCTCCAGTTTGTTGCTTAACTATAGCCATGGTTTCAGCTATATCGTTCATATCCTCTCCAAAATTATCAGCATAAATTTCATGCATTACATTTTCAAGAGATTCGAACTCATCCTTTGTGGCTCCAGTTTGAGTAATTAAAGTATTTAGCGCCTTGTCACTATCCACGCCAAACTCAATCAATCCGCTTGCAACCTCTTTAGTTGTATCATTAAGTGCATCTAATTTATCTTTTACTATATCACTAGCTAAATTGCCTTTCATTATATCTGTGACATTATCCGCACTATCTCCTAGTTCTTCATAATTATTAGCCAACTCTTCGGATGCATCTTCTACTTCTTTTAGTGCATCTTTATTTTGTTTAAGTTCTGCCGATAGTGATTGTATCTTACTTTCTAGATTTTTAGCCTCCTGAGAACCTTGGCCTTGTTCAAGACATACATTTTGATATTCTCGTTTTAACTGTCCTAATTCATTTTCTTGTTTACTAATAGTAGATTCTAATTTGCCTAATGCACTTTCAGATTGTTTTGTAGAATTCTCTAATTCTTGTAGTTTTGAACTTGTTTGAGATAATGTGTTTTGTATCTTAGCGTTTTGAGTTTCAGCAGTTATCAGCTTATCTGTCCACTTTTTTACTTCTTCACTATTTTCACCATAAATTTGTTTAGCTTTTTCTAGACATTCTCTTGTATAATCTATTTTTTGAGCGCTGGCTTGTAGTTTATCTTGTAGTAGCTTTTGTTTATTTTCCAAAAGTTCAACACTATCACCATTAGCTTTGAGTTGAGTAGCATTAAGATTCAACTGTTTATTCAATGTACCAATATTGCTATTCATCTCTTTAATTCCAACGGTAAACTCGGCAGTTTCTGCTTTAAAGATTATCTTTGCTTCCTTATTATTAGCCATTTTATCACCTGCCTTTTATTTTCTTCTTTGTCTTTGTTTTTCATATTCTTTTTCTTTTACATAGTTAATGTAATTATCGTATGCTATTTTATCTTCTAAAATAGATAAAAGTGAAGAGTAATCTACATTAAAGAAAATCTCTTCACTCATTCCTAAAATTAATACAAAATATGTATAATAATCCTCCCAATCTTCAAGAATAAACTTTGGGATTCTTGTTCTTGATTTATTTACTCTTCCTGTAGCTTTAATGAATGGTTGTCTAAACCCTACTTTTTTTTAGGGTGTACCAATTCAGCTGTTACAGTGTTTATAAGCTCCATATCTGGAGGTACCATCTCAATGAATTTATCCTCGCTCATTACTTCATCTGTACCTAATTTTTCTGAGTTAGCACAAAGGTAAGCAACATATAATACCTTTAAGCTATCAAAGATAGGGTCAAAACCCTTACCGCCTTCTAAAGCTTTCATATATTCTTCATATAACTTTTTATTATTATTTTTTACTTTTAATAGTCGAGCAAAATTTAAAGTTAGTTCAATTTTAGATCCATCTATTAATTCTAGTTCTAGCATAGTACATTTCATTATATATCACCTACCTTTGATTTATCTTATACACTTGATTTTCTTACTAAGGCCGGTGTGAATGCAGTTAGCCATGTACTTTTTACTGTTTCATCAACATCATTAGTCACTACCATTTCATACTTACCATTACCAAAGTCATCTGGCATTATTGATATTTCTATTTCAATTTCCGCTATTTCTTCTACTCCATTTTCAATACTTCCTTTTGGTGCAGAAGCCATTATGCATCTTGGATAAGCTATCATCTTTTCTAGCCCATCTTCATCTAATACTTTAGCTACATAAGTAAACTCTTTATGTCTACTATTTCTACCATAAGCTACTACCCCATCTTTCAAGTCTGTACTTTCCATTCCAAATGCTTTTACATAAAGATCATATCTAATATGTAAAGATAAAGTTAATGTACCATTACCAGTTCCTATTGTTCTTGTTTTAGCAACAATACCTTCACATTTTTTTTGTACTACTTTACATTCTAGTTCTTCATCTAATTTACCTACGCATCCTAGTTTATTAAATGAGCTTTCTGCTGCATCATTAAATTTTACAGATGATTCTTTGACTTCATATTCTGCGAAATTAGTTTGATATATAGCCATCTTATCAATCCTCCTTATTTAAAATTATTTTGTAGTTTTTCTAATAAATTGTTTACTACGTTATCATATTGAGCATCTACCCCATGTTGCATAAAATCATTCGGAACTTTGCCTTGGAAGTGTACTCCTTCTGCTTCCTGTGGAAAATACAAATAATTGTATTGTGTTTTTGTATGTATATATAATGATAAATTTTCTTTCTGTTCAGCTTTCAATGGTGAGCTATCTTTCGCATGTTGCTTATCACGATTTGATACAGGAATATAATTTATTATGGCTTGAGTAAATATGTTGCTAGCTTCGTTTTTTAAGTAATTATTTATTACCTTTTCTGCCCCATCTCCATAACTCATTATGGCCTGTTGTAATCTTTCAACATCTTCGGCTGATAATCCAAATACTGCTCTAGCCATCTAAATCACATCCCTTAAATGCTCTTGTAAATTCTAAAGTCAGCATTTCAACCACCATATCTGTATTATTTTTTGTAATATAATTAAACTGCATCGACTGATCTGTTAGTTTTAACCTTGTATTATCTTGTATTACTTTTATTACTTTTTGTTCAAAACCTTCTGGGATATAATTTTCCATAATTATATGGACCTGATAATAATAGTTGTAATCTAGTTTACTTTTACCACTTCTATCAAATTCCTTTTTGTTAAATACAAAGTAATTCCATTTATCTTTTCCTTTTGTAAATGTTCTTCCATACCATACCGGTAACTCAAATGTTTGTTCCAATACAGATTGTATTTGTTCAAGTATTCCATCTAATTTACTCAACTTCTGTCACCTCTTCCAAATAAAAATACAACTCTCTATTCTTTCTATCTTCATCTATATAGATGATGTCATACAGTGTATTTTCAATTGTTACTTTGTACTCATTATTTATATTTTTATAGAATCTAGTTTTAACTTTTACATTTAAAGTTCTATCATTTGACTCCGCAAAATCTAAATCTTGTTGCCTTTTACTACATTCTTCATATGCTAACTTAACAATAAATTCAAGATTATCCTTTGTTTTAATATTCTCTTTTGCTCCAAAATTAGTTTTAACTGGTATTTCCTTATAAACTCGAATATATCCATCATTGTAATTACTTACTCTCTTCATAATTTATAACCTCATACATTTGCCTTATTTGCATTATCTCATTGAAATAATTATCATCAAATTCATTGATACAATTGTTATAAGCATACATACAGTAATTAAGAAAAAGGCTATGTTCTATACCCTCTTTAGAGTAGTCTATACTATACCCAAGTTTATAATTCAATGTTAATTTAGCATCTTCTATTATCATATTAAGTTTTCTTTCTGTATCTTCTTCATCCCAGGTAATGTTTAATTTATCTTTCAAATCTTGTAATAAACTATCCATGACTTTCTCCTTTCTAAAAAAGAAAAGACTAGTCATAGACTAGTCTTTCTTATTACTATTGTCCCGCTTTAGTAGTTACAGTTCCTTTAACTGTACTTTCTACAGTTCCTTTTACTTTTGTGTATACTACTGCTTCTTCTAATTCAGATATATCAAGTAATAAAGAACATGTATTATCAAATGCTTTACCTTCTCCATAAGTTTTTATTTTATAAACTCTATTGTCTTCTAGGAACTGATATTCATCTGAATAAGTTATTACTCCATCTTTTGCTGCACCCATAGCCAAAAAGTACTCCTGTGCTAAGCATACTATAGCTTTACCTGTTGCAATTTCATTTGATATTACAACTTCTGTAGGGAATGGGAATACGTCTTTTACATATACTCCATTTACATTAAGTAAAGTTGTAGCTGGCATTACTTTAGTTAAGTAATCTATTTGATTACATATAAATAATACGGAGCCAAATTTTCTAGTTCTTCCGCCATGTTTTTTACTATTATCATCTGTATATTCTTCTGTTTTAGCCATTTTTGAAATTAAATCACCATAAGTTTTAGGTGAAAAATCTGTTATTTTTATAGCAGTTTTTTGAGGATATCCAGTACTAGTAGAGTATGACACTCCTTTATGTATATCTCTATCTAAACCTATAGGAGAATTTATACCATTTCCACTAACTATTGCTTTTTCTATTCCACATGCTATGGCATCTTTCATTATAGTTCTTACATAAGCATCTATAAATGTAGGTCCTAAATCTAACATATCTTGAGGAACTGAAACAAATGCAGATAATTTATTTTGAGTTATGTCTACTGCTTTAAATGCAGAAGTAAGTTCTTTTGTTATTTTACTGTTTAATGGTCCCCAAACTGCAGTATCTATTGTATGATCATTTAATATCCATTTAGTAAGATATTTAGCATTTACAAAATTTATTTTAGTCAATAGTGGATGTTCTTCTAATAAATCTTTATATATATCAGTTATGATAGTTTCTGGCATTATGCCTTCTGGTGAGCCTATAAAATCTGCGAATGATTGTTGAGGTTTATTTGATTTAGCAGCTTCTATAAATCCTTTATACCATTTTTCTTCAGCAGTAGTAAGTTGTCTATAACCTCTATCTGCTAAAACTGATTTGTCTTGAGTTTGTTGATATTCTAATGCATCATCTTTTATTTTTTGCATTTTTTCTTCTAGTGCATCACTAAGTATTATTACTGCTTGATCTTTATCTTCTGCTTCTAAAAACTTAGTTATTTCTTCTTTAAATTTTATATCTTTATTTAATATCGCCATTATCGTTGGCCTCCTTTTCTATTTAATTTATTTTTAAATTCATTAAAAAAAGAACATTTAGTATGTTCTTCCGGTTCTTTACTCTTATTTTCTTCGCTATTATTAATTTCTGTATTTAAATCATCTTCTTTTTTAGCATTTAAAATAAGTTTCATTAATGATTTTTTAACTGACTGACTAACTTCTTCGGCCTCTTTTCCATTTACTATAGCCGTGATAAATCCTTTTTCTATAGCTTCCTGTGGAGTTATCCAAGTCTCATCATCAAGCATTTGCTTTAATTCTTCTTCTGTTATATTTATTTCTTGCATATAAGCATTGACACTAGCTTGAGTAATTTTATCTAAATCATCGGCTTGTTTTCTTAACTCTTTAGAGTTTCCTTTTACTCTCGTCCATGCATTATGTATCATAAGTAGTGATGCCGTAGACATTATTCTTTCATCTCCAGCCATGAAAACTACACTGGCGGCACTACATGCAAAACCATCGCATACAGTTTTCACTTTTGCTTTATGTCTTTTAAGCTGGTTATATATAGCTAAACCTTCCGCTACCTCTCCACCATATGAATTTATGTATACATTTATTTGGTCACACTCTAAGGCTTCTATTTGCTTAGATAGTGTATAGCTTGATATATCACTTTCAAGCCATTCCCAAGATGTTATGTCACCATAAATTTGTATATCAACTTCATTATTATTTTGAGTTAGTTGGAAATATTTTTTATTCATCTTCTTCACCTCCTCCATTATTATTTTGTCCATCACCTATTAATCTGTTTTCCACTGTATCATAGTTTTTAGTTATAAAGTGTTGTTGACTAAATTTAGTGTTAAGTCTATCAAATCCTATTATTTCTCTAACTTCATCTATACAGCACGTACCAGATGCAATTAATTTGTCTGCTTTTTCAGCAACATCTAATATATCTATATGATTAATAGTTGATGTATCTACTTTTACATAATTTCCTTTCGTCCAATTATCATATCCTCCTGAAGTTTTCCTTGTAGTTTCTTCTGAAATCATATCTGCTATTGGATCTATACAAAATGTAAGAAATACTTTTACTATTTCATTCATATTTGTAATGTTTCCTAACATAAGACTAACTGGTATTTGAAGTGCTTGAGCTACTATTTCAAACATTTCTTTTCTCAATGCCCTAAAATCAGAACTATCCTTATTTGTATTAGTTCCATCCATGTACTGCAAATCATACCCTTTGTATTGTGGATATACAGCATTATCATTTTCCATAAATTCTTTAAGTTGTTTTTGTACTATCTCTCTATATGTTTTCTGAAAGTTTTCATCAGATGCTTTAACTTGGTCTAGAACTAATTTATATTTTGCTCCATTACTCTTTTTATAACTTTTTGCTGCATAAGAAAGTAGTTCTCCATACTGCTCATATAAATTATCGATTAATTTTTTTATATTAGAATTATTTAATTGTAATCTTAATACTTCGCTACTTTTAAAAGTTTTATTTAGCTGTAAATTCCCTATTACAACTCCCTTATATAAGTTTCCTAGTATTGGATATTCTTCCGGAGCATAACTATCAGCACAATATAAATTATCATTTACATCAACTAATATACATTCATTCTGATATATCATTTTTTCAATGGCTTTATGCCAAAGTTGACTGCTATTTTCATTTGCATTAGGTGACACATTTAAAATATAATAAAGCTTATTTTTTACTTCTTGATTATTTTCATATACTTTTATTTCACACTTAGCTATTGCATTCGCTATAAGAGATATAGCTGTTTGTATAGCTAACTCCTTATAATATATTTCTTGTATCTTTTCCTCTATTATATTTTCGGTTATTTCACCCTTTTCATTTTTAACATTCCCTAAAAAGTCCATAAACCATGTTTTTATACTCACAATTTCCTCACCTCCTTTTAGAATATAATAGGAGGCATAAAGAATAATTCATTATTATCTTCATCCTCCAATACATCTTGAGCAGCAATCATAGCATGGACAAATGCCATGAATCCATCTGTTTTCCTTGATTTAGGCTCTATCTTATCGTATACATAGTTACCTAAATTCTTATCAGTTAGTTTAGTATTATTAGTAAACCACCTCATAAGTGGGTTATCTCCCCACACTATTTGGTGATTATTAAATAAACTATCTATTACTGGTACAATTTTCATAATATCACTAGGTCTAATTATTTTTACTTGTTCTTTATTTGTTGCATCTATCCCAATATTCTTCATAGATTTACTTAACAATGCTAACCTAAAATTATCTACTCCTAATTTAACAAAATTATATTTTATTAACTGTTCTTGTATCCATTCTGTAGCCATATCTGGATTAATTTCTATGTCATCAACTATAGTTAATAATCCTTGCTCTGACCATTCTTCTAAAGGTACTTTTATTCTATCCTTATCTCTAGAATTAGTACAAAACCAGCTATGACTAACCCAATAATATATGCCACCTTTTAAAAAAAGTAACCCTACACTCATCATGTCATTTACCTTTGTATAGTCAATTCCAATAGTGCAGCTTGCTCCCTCAAGGTTTGGTATATCTTTATTTGTCGATAATATATTTTCCCATGAAGTTACTTCAATATCTTTTGAACCTTTTGGAATATTCATCCTCTTAGTCATAAAAGCATTATTTACATAAGGATTAATCTTATAATCTGCATATTCTTTTTTCATCTGTTCCATTAATGAAGGTCTATAAGGTAAAGAAGGGTTAGCTTTTGCCCAGTTGTCTGGATTATCAACTTCTTTTTCTTCATCCAGCTTACAAATAAAAGGGAGAAAGCCATTATCCTCGACTTCTCCCTTTAATATCATTATTGCTTTTTCTAATAAATTATCCAGTGGACCATCCCTTACATCTCCATTTGTTGTTATGTAAGTTCTTCTTGGATTATCTTTTTTACCTAAACCTGTAGTAAATACATTTATATTTTCCCAGTTTTGATAAGCATGTATTTCATCAAAGTCAACTTTACCTGAACGCAAACCATCTTTCCCTTTTGGATTATTAGTTCTAAACTTTATTTTACTTTTAGTCTTAAGATTTATAATTTCTTCCTTATTCCAATAGAAATTCCTTTTCATTTTCTTTGTATATTTAGGATCTTCTAATATATTATATATATCATTAAATGTTGTTTTAGCTTGGTCTTCTGAGTTGGCTGATATATCTATATCGTAATTTTTTATTCCATGAGTAGGCGTAATTAAACAAAAGTCCTCATAAGCTAAATAAGCATTTTTACCAGAACCTCTTCCAACAAAAATAAGCAAGTCAGCAAATCTAGGTAATCCATTTTCTTTAAATACACAGTTATGTAAAACAAATAAAAATTTCTCCCATGGGAATAAATTAAAAGGAAAGTATTTCTGATAAGAAAAATATTTCTCTACTTTTTCTTCATCTATTACTAACTTTTCATTATCAAATATATTTTTTATGAATTTGGATAATAATTTTTGTTCTTTACACATTGGAAATACTTCATTGTCAATAATATCTAAGTATTCTTTGATATATTTATTATAATTCATCGTCATCACCACTGTCTGCTACAGTAGCTTTAATTCCTAGTTCATTTAAAAGTTTAAGCATTTGAGCATTTGTCTTATTTAATTCTCCTACACTGTCATTTCTTTTATAACCAGATTGCCCTCCGCCATTATTGTATTTTACATTTACTCCTCTTTTATTTATATCCTCTATAAGGAGTGATTTTGTTATCCAAAATGCCATATAATCTTCTACTAAATCTCTAAACTGTTCTCCATACGTGCCATTTCTATCTAACTGGTCTAATAAATCTTGTCTAATTTTATTATATTTTTCACTGCTTTTTAATTCTTGTACAGCTTTTCTATCTGCCATTTCACCACCTCCTTATAGTAATATCAGCACACCCACCCTCATGTGAGTTTTATAAATTTTCGTTTTGTCTTC